AACCAATGTCAGATATGTGGACTCTTTGTTAATTGGGATGATTTTATTCAAACAGACAAAACGATTGTTTGTGGAAATATGTACCCGAGCATTGACCACATAAAGCCTATTTCATTAGGTGGATTGCACTCATGGGACAATGTTCAATTAGCTCACAGAGGATGTAATTTAAGGAAAAGTAATAAAGTCGTTTCGTAAAGGTAAACAAAATGGACTATAAAGGAATCCTGTATTTAAAAGACAAATTAGCGCAAAAAAGGCTACGCACACAGACAAGATATGCTTTTTATGACATGAAGAACGTTACTTTTGACTTCGGCATATCGACTCCCCCGGAACTTCGGGTGTGGAATAGTGTAGTCGGATGGTGTGCAAAGGGTGTTGATGCTCTGGCTGACAGGTTGAGTTTCTACAAGTTTCGGAATGATGTATTTGGGCTTGATGAAATTTACAACATGAACAACCGAGACATTATGATTGACTCCGCTGTTAAGGGTGCGCTTATTAACGCTTGTGATTTTATCTATATCAGCGAAGACGAAACAGGATATCCGAGGATGCAGGTCATTGATGGTGGCAACGCTACCGGAGTGATCGAGCCGACTACTAACCTTTTGAACGAAGGTTATGCGGTTTTAGAGCGTGACGAATTTGGAAATCCGGTAAAGGAAGCATACTTTACTTATGAGTATACGGCATACTACGAAAATGGGCGACTTGTTGACTCAAGGAATAATAAGGCTTCTTATCCGCTTCTTGTTCCGGTAATCTTCAAGCCCGACTCCAAGAGAGAGTTTGGTCGTTCAAGAATATCGAGAGCCTGCATGAGCTACGTTGGATCTGCCTTAAGAACGATTAAGCGGTCAGAGATCAGCGCAGAGTTTTACTCATTCCCTCAAAAGTGGGTAACAGGTGTCGATCAGTCAGCCGAGACGATGGATAAGTGGATGGCAGCCATGTCCTCGATGCTTAAGTTTAGTCTTAACCAGGACGGAACGGACCATGTGAAGGTCGGACAGTTTACACAGCAGAGCATGGCCCCCCATATTGAACAGCTAAAAATGTTTGCTTCACTCTTTGCCGGAGAAGTTGGATTGACGCTTGATGATTTAGGATTCCCGCAGAGTAACCCGTCAAGCTATGAAGCTATAAAAGCATCACATGAGAACTTAAGGCTTACGGCTCGGAAAGCGCAGACCACTTTTGGAGTCGGTTTAAAGAACGCCGGATATCTTGCTGCTTGTATTAGAGACAATGTGAAGTACAGTCGTTCACAGCTCTACTTAACGGAGCCTGTTTGGATGCCTGCCTTCCCTGCTGATGTTTCAATGCTCGGCGGCATTGGTGATGCTATCGGAAAGATTGAGACGGCGATACCCGGATATATAGATCAGGATAAGCTATTTGAATTAACAGGCATTTAGCCAAGTGGCTTAATGTAGCATAACACGGTAGCGCAACCGTGAGGAGTCGATTCCACCTCGGCTCCTTTTATTATGCTTATATTTGGTGGGGAATAGGAGTGGATAATATGGCGGTAGACGTTGTGCCAAGCCTCAACGAAGCTATCCAATCAACATTCCAAACACGGATGTTATCGGATAGACGGATAATGAGGATTGACAGACGGCTTCGGGACGGAACCGCAACGCTCATAGATGCGCACCGCTACTCTCAATATGTCGGAGAGAACTTGGCAAAAGCGTTAACGCAGAATTTAACAGCCGCAACGCTTCCAGACGGAACATTGTACTTTAACATAGCCAAGCGGACAATAACACCGGCACTTGAGAATAATTACAACTTGGTTAACGGAATGTCAGAGCAGATCCAAGCGTTAGTCGATACGGCTGACGGGATCGGGCTTAAAGCTGTTACAGCAGACTTTCCGGAAGCAAGAGTCAAGGGCCTCATTGATAAAATGACTTCCTATGACGATTTTTCTGATGTTGTATATTGGCTTAATGAGCCGATAGTCAACAATACAGAAGCCTTTTTTGATGATTTTATCCGAAAGAATGCAGAATTTCGACAAGATGCAGGGCTTAAGACAATCATCACAAGGGTAGCTGAACCAAATTGTTGTGAGTGGTGCGCTGATCTGGAAGGCGAATGGGAATACGGACAGGAGCCGAAAGAAATCTATCAACGGCACGAGTATTGTAGGTGTGATGTAACATACAAGTCTGAAAAAGGTTATAACCAGAACGTATGGAGTAAAGAAAAATGGGAACCTTCTGCGGAAGAACTTAAGGTCCGGAGGGAAACCAAGATGCCGACAATGAGTGCCGATGAACGAAAAGCACTAATAGAAAAAGCAATGCGGAGGTAGAAGAATGGAGAGACTCGGTAGAGAGACTCCTACTTTTACCAATGTGAGCTATAAGAAAACCAAAGGCAAAGAGGCTATTGACCTTTACAAAAAGACCGGACAAACCTTGATGAAATGGCAAGAAATCCAAATCAAGGCGATTATGGCGGTCTTACCGGACGGCTTATGGCAATACATGAAGTACGGCATAAGTTTATCCAGGCGAAATGGTAAAGGCGAGATCCTGGCGGCACGAGAGTTTGACGGGATCATTAACCTCGGCGAAAAGATATGCCATACGGCACACCGCACAACTACCTCACACGATGCTTTCAATCGACTGTATACGCTTTTAAAGAAGGCAGGCTATGCCGAACATTCCCGGAAGAAAAAGGAAATGCCGGAAAAGTCTTTCTTTGCATCGAAACAGTACGGCCTTGAGCATATCGAGATAAGCGGTGGCGGGATAATCGACTTTAGGACACGGACCGATAACGGCGGGCTTGGTGAAGGCTTTGACCTTCTGATAATTGACGAAGCTCAAGAGTACACTTCAAAGCAAGAATCCGCTTTATCCTATACCGTAAGTGCTTCCCCGAATCCACAAATTATAATGGTCGGAACACCACCAACGGCGACAAGCAACGGTGATGTATTTGGAAGAGTACGGAAGGGAGTCCACCAAGGGACCGCACCGGAGGAAGTCGGTTGGGCTGAATGGGCTATCGAAAAGCGTACCGAAGATATTGAAAATGTTGACAATTGGTATGAGTTTAACCCCTCTCTCGGGCAGATTCTGAAAGAGAGGAACATCCGAGCTGAGCTTTCTAACGGAATTGATGATTTCAATATCCAAAGATTAGGCTTGTGGCTTGAATACAGTCAACAGTCAATCATATCAGAGGCAGAATGGAGCGCACTTAAGGTTGATAAGCTCCCGAAGATCAAGGACAAGCGATATCTCGGAATCAAGTACGGACATGACGGACGGAACGTAGCCGTTTCAATAGCCGTCAAAACGGAAGATAACCGAATATTTGTTGAGTCGATTGATTGTAGGCCAATCAAAGAGGGTAACGGATGGATCTTCGATTTCCTACATAACCCCAAGATTGATAAGGTCGCTATTGACGGAGCTAACGGTCAAATGATCCTGGCGAATGCCATGAAGGAATTTGGATTTCAAAAGCCAATACTTCCGACAGTAAAGGATATCATCACAGCTAATGCCATGTGGGAACAGGGTATCGCTCTTAAGCAGATATGCCACAGAGGGCAGCAGTCCTTGATATCATCCGTAACGAATTGCGATAAGCGAGCAATCGGAACGCAAGGCGGCTTCGGGTATAAGTCCTTATCGGAAGTTTACGACGTTTCCCTTATGGAGTCCGCAATATTAGCCTTTTGGTTGGCTTCCACCGCAAAGGAAGTAACACCACAAAAAATACAGTATTAAAGAGCATTCCTTCGGGGGTGCTTTTTTAATAAAAAACTATGTTAACTCACAGTAAAAGAGGAGATTCAAAATGGCAGATTTTAAACCTATTGAAACACAGGAAGATTTCGACAAGATGATCCAGAAGAGACTTGAGCAGAAGGAACGTGAAGTTTCTGAACGCTTTAAGGACTATCGCTCTCCGGATGAAATCAAGGAACTCACAAGCGGATATGAGGGAAAACTCAAAGAAGCGAATGAGGCTTTGAAAGCTGAAAGAGATAAATCAATCGAGGCTTCCAAAAAAGTAACCGAGATCGAAGAGAGAGCAAAGGTAGCCGAGACAAGGTACCTCAAAGGCAAAATTGCCGTTGAGAAGGGGCTTCCGTATGAGCTTGCCGACCGTCTGATCGGTGAGACGGAAGAGGATCTTCTTAAGGATGCTGAAAGTATTTCGGCACTCTTAAACCCGAAGTCAGCACCGCCTTTGTACTCGAACGATACAAGAACAAGTACCGGAGGGACTGCTGCCACAGATGCGGCATATAGTCAGCTTCTCGCCGGTATAAATCAGCAAATCGAACAGAATTAAGGAGAAAAAACTATGGGATCTACACTTACCAAGGGAACTCTGTTTCCCGCACAGCTCGTAACTGATATGGTTAGTCTTGTAAGGGGCAAATCTTCGCTCGCAAGACTTTCTGCTTCCGAGCCTATTCCTTTTAACGGACAGGACGTATTCACATTTAATTTTGACAGCGAAGTTAACCTTGTTGGTGAGAACGGCGCAAAGGCAAACGGCGGTGGAACTATTGAGCCTGTACACATGACACCTGTTAAGGTTGAGTACGGCATGAGAGTATCTGACGAGTTTAGATATGCGTCAGAGGAAGTAAGACTTCAGTATCTTCGTGCATTCGCAGAAGGTTTTGCAAAGAAGGCCGCTCGTGGTCTTGATATCATGGCTTTTCATGGTGTTAACCCTCGTACCGGATCTACCGCTTCTGTACTTTCCGGAAAGAACTTCGACGATGTTGTTACTAACGAAGTAACTTATGATGCTTCCGCACCTGATGCAAACGTTGATGCAGCTATCGCACTTATCGACGCAGCAGAGCACGAAGTAACCGGTATGGCTATGGCTCCTGCTTTCAAGAGCGCACTTGCTGGAATGAAGGCAGGCACCACTTCAAACGAGCCTCTCTTCCCCGAGCTTGGATGGGGTGCTACTCCCGGAACCCTTCGTGGACTTCCTGTTGATACCAACTCTACCGTAAGCGCAAACAGCAATAAAAACAGAGCTTATGTAGGCAACTTTGCTGACTTCTTCAAGTGGGGCTATTCCAAGAATATTCCTATTGAAGTGATCGAATATGGTAACCCCGACAACTCCGAGGACGGCGATCTTAAGGGACACAACCAGGTATACCTTCGTGGTGAGGCATACATCGGATGGGGCATCCTTGTTCCCGCTGCTTTCGCAAGGATCGAGGCAGAGTGATAATGGTTTACCGGAACATTAAGACCGGGATAGAATTTTCAACCAAATGTGTGATTAAATCGGAAGATTGCGTGGAGGTGAAAGCCTCTGCGCAGGCTCCCGAGACCACCACGGAAGCACCGAAGGTTGAGAAGAAAACCCCGATAGCAAAAGGTAAAAAGAAATGAGTAGTGAAGCATTCGCAACAGTTGAAGATATACAAACCCTATGGCGACCGTTGACAGCAGACGAACAGACAAGAGCGGCGGCACTTCTGCCCCTTGTTTCTGATGCTTTACGGAATGAAGCCACAAAGGTAGGCAAGGACCTTGATGCTATGGTTGCTGACAGTACCACTTATGAGAGCGTGGTTAAGCTCGTTACTGTCGATGTGGTAGCCAGAGTGTTGAGGCAGACTACTACGGGCGACGCTATGACACAGGAAAGCCAAGCAGCCGGAGGTTATTCTTGGTCGGGTACTTACGCAGTACCGGGCGGTGGGATAGCTAATGCAATCCTTTATTCGGATCTGAAACGGCTCGGGCTTCTCAATCAGCAGATAGGGAGTGTACGGCTATGGCAAGAATCAAGGGCGAATCAGTAAGCCTAAAAGTGAATACCCAGACGGGAACAGATGCTTTCGGACAGCCAATTTATTCGGAAGGGTGGGAAACTATCGACAATGTGCTTGTTTGTAGGCCAACCTCAACGGATATTGAAAACATTCTGACGGCACACGGGGCGAGGATAACTTATTATCTTTGCATTCCTAAAGGTGATACGCACAATTGGTTTGACACCGAAGTGATCCTTCCCAACAAGGGAACATTTAAGACAATCGGTGACATAATGGAGTATACTCCCGAGAATATTCCGCTTGCGCTTGATTGGAATAGGCAGGTAAATCTTGAAAGAATCGAAGGGTAGATTTGAACTCAATAAGGCGACAGTCGGAAAGATGCTAAAGTCTCAAGAAGTGTTACAAATAGCACGGAATGAAGCGGCAAAGCTCGGCGAGATTGAGACGGAGTATGTAGGAACCCAACGTGTATGGGTAAAAGGTAAAGAACAATGATAGAAAAGATAGTCCTTGATTACCTCAAAGATAAACTTAATATGTCGGAGATTTACCTTGAGACTCCCAAAGTGCTTCCGAGCGAATATATCCTTTTCACAGTTGTTGACCGGGACCGTGCAAATCTGATTGATGCGGTCACAATCGAGTTTTATTCCTATTCTACCTCAAAACTTAACGCTTGTCTTCTGGATGAGCTTGTCAGAAAAGCTATGTATGATATCACGGATCTTGCGAATGTTTCGGCGAGCCGATTAGGCGGCGGAAATGATGCTTTTGACACTACTCTTAAGAAATATCGTTACAGGTGTTATTTTAACATCACTTACATGGAGGAATAAGAAATGGCTAATACAGCTACCAATGTATCAACGGGAAAACCTGCCAAGGCAGGTGCTATTTTCTATGCACCACTTGGAACAACTCTCCCGACTGATGCTGATACAGCTCTTGCCGCAGGGTTTGTTGCGCTTGGATACGTGTCCGAAGACGGACTGACAAACGATAACTCTCCCGAGAGTGACCAGGTAAAGGCCTGGGGCGGCGATACCGTTCTCAATATGCAGACTGACAGACCCGATTCCTTTGGATTCACTCTGCTTGAAGTACTCAATGTTGATGTTCTCAAGGCTGTTTACGGTGATACAAACGTTACCGAAGACGGAAGCGGAAACATCACCGTTAAAGCTACTTCCGATGATCTTGGAAGCGGATCGTGGGTAATCGACATGGTAATGCGCGGATCTCGCAAGAAGAGAATCGTTATTCCCGATGGTACGATTTCAGACCTTGGCACCATCACCTACAAGGATGATGAAGCTGTCGGCTATGAGGTCACCATCACCGATGTACCCGATTCAACAGGTGTATATCACTATGAGTACATTAAAGCCGCAGGAGCTTCAATATAAGGAGATAAATTATGGTCGAGGGAAAAACAAAGAGTGGTTTCAAGTTTAAAGTTAATGAGAGTATCTTTAGGGATTGGGATTTCCTAACCTTAAGCGACTCGATTAACAATGGCAATGCGACCATGGAAAACGTAAACAAGCTCATATCAATGGTTTTAGGTGAGAAAGGGTTTGACTCCCTTAAAGACCATATCCGTAAAAAGCTCGGAGTAGCAGATTATGATGCGGTAAAAAACGAGTTCAGAGAGATCTGTGAGAACACGAAAATAAAAAACTGAACTTCCTCGCACTCTGTATAAGGGAATGCGAGGACGAAATGATCTGCGACCTTGCGGAAACATACCACATATTTAATTACAAGGAATACCCACCATTATTGGTGGGTACCCTTGTTTATGGGCTTAAAGACGATTCACGAACAAAAATGCTCCTATCCGGCGCAAAGGTGTCAATTGACAGACTTATACAAGCCCGGATAGCTGACGAATTGGCATTTATATCGTGGTCAAAGACCAAGGATGCACAAAGAGGTAAGAACAGACCTAAATCCATTATTGAGAGCTTACTTGGCACTAATAAGAAGGAAGAATATGTCACATTTGAGACGATGGAAGAGTTCGAACAAATGTGGAATGCGATATGAGGTAGACTATGCCTGATACAATCGGAACCTATTATTTTCAACTTGCTCCCTCAACAGAGGGAATCGGTAAGTCAATATCGGAAGCACTCGGCGATGCAGGTACCCAGGGAAGTAAATCCTTTGGTAACTCATTCTCCAAAGCACTCGGTACGGGTGGAGCGATTGTCGGTGGCATAGCGACAGCCATAGGCGGCATAACGACCGCTTTTGTGAATGGTGTGTCTGATGTAGCATCCTACGGCGACCACATCGATAAGACCAGTGCCAAACTTGGAATTTCAGCGACCGCTTTCCAAGAATGGGATGCCGTAATGCAACACTCGGGGACAAACGTTGAGTCCTTAAAAATGGGAATAAGAAAGCTCAACGATGATCTTGCCGGGGCACCTCAAGCATTTGAGGACTATAACAATTCAATATACGACTTACAAGAAGCGTACAAGTCGGGCGAAATCTCCATGGAAGAGTTCAACCAGGGATCAAAAGACGTAACCGATGCTCTTTACGGAAGTTTAGGTGGAGTAGGAAAGTTGGCAAAAGAAGCAGGGTGGGGACTTGGCACTCTGACCGATATGGCTAACAACTCCGACTACGCTCTTGAAATGGTAATAACAGCATTCCAGGGCATGGACGATGATGCAAACCGTGCGGCACTTGCAAATGAAGTGCTCGGTCGCTCGGCTATGGAGCTTGGAGCGTTGTTTAATACGTCAGCCGAAGAAACTGACGAAATGCGCAATCGCGTACATGAATTAAACGGAGTGCTTTCCGATGAATCGGTAGACGCGGCGGCGGCATTCCAGGATCAGCTCCAGGATATGCAGACCGCTTCCCAGGGTCTTGTTCGCTCCATGACAAGCGAATTTCTGCCGAGCTTCACCGAGGTAATGGCAGGTTTGACCGATGTTTTCGCAGGTGACACCGAAACGGGTGCCGAGAAGATAGCAAACGGAATCAGCGACACCTTGGAAAAGGTCACAAGTAAGCTCGATACCGTCATGGAAATCGGGAGCACTATTGTGTTAACCCTGGCTCAATCCATTGTAAATAATCTGCCGAGCGTGATAAAAACGGGAATGTCCGTGCTTGAAAAATTGCTCCTTGGGATAACTTCCATGCTTCCCGAGGTCGTGCAGATGGCGAGCTCCATCATAATTGAAATTGCAAACAGCCTGGCAGAATCCGCGCCTACTCTGATTCCCGCCCTGGTAACAGCGGTGGTTTCAGCGGTGACCGCTCTGATTGACAATCTGCCATTGATCCTGTCAGCTATCTTGAATTTGGTGACAGTTTTGGTGGATTCTATCTTGAATGACGGCCTTCCGATTTTACTCGCCGCCCTGCCGGACATAATCTCGGGCGTGATTGGCTTCATTGTCGACAGTACGGCACAGCTCATTTCTGCCGTAGCATTGATTTTGCAGAGCATAGCCGAAGCCCTGCCTACGCTGATAAATACTCTGATTCCAATGATCCCGGAGTTAGTGTTAGAGATAATTGATGCCCTCATAGCTTGCGGGCCACAGCTCGGAGTCGCTTTCATTGAGCTGTTTTCCGTTCTGCTAACCGTCCTTCCACAGATTTTGGGCTCAATTTGGAAAGAGATCCCGAAGGTCGGAATGGCGATCATACAAGTTTTCAAAGATAAAATCCCCGAAATGAAGCAGACGGCGATTGATTCCATGAATGCTTTTCTTGCTTCAATGTCGGGAAGTAAGGTCTTTTCACGGATTGGTGAGACGTTTACGTCAATTTGGGAGGGATTTAAAGCAAATTTTGAAGTGATGAAGGAAAACACGGTCAATTGGGGTAAGAATATTATCCAAGGCTTGATTGACGGAATCGCTTCTATGGCTTCTGCGGTGGCTAATACGGTCACAAATATAGCAGGGAGCATAGCTGATGCCTTCACGGGATTTTTTGGCATAAATAGCCCCTCAAAGCTGTTTGCGGAGTATGGCGGCTACATTGACGAAGGACTCTCCCAGGGAATCGCAAAGAACTCGGGAACCGTCACAGATGCAATGGGCGACCTCAATTCAGCGGTTATGGGTGCGGTTGGAACGAATTATTCCTTAAGGCAGATAGCGACACAGAGCGACAGCGGTATTTATGGACTTCTGTCGGAGTACCTTCCTTATCTCGCACAGGGTAACAACGTCAATGTTGCGCTTGAGGGTAATACAGACGGACTATTTAACCTTATCCGCAAGGCAGACAGCGAGTTTAGGAAACAGACAGGGGCTTCGGCTTTTGCATAGGAGTAAAACATGGCGATTATGTTTAAGGTCGGCACCGGGAACACGGAAGTCGATTATTCAAACAGAGTTATAGCAGGTTCGTATGATGTGCAGACAAAGCCAATTTATACATCCTGGTATGACGGAGATGGAAAAGAACATAGGAAGCTGACCAGGAACACTCCGAGAACGGAAGGGAGCTTCGATATGTGGTTTAAGACCATTGAGGAGTATAACGACTTTGCGGCGCAGGTCGCATCGGAGAGACTGTCAGATCTTACGAATCTTATCTCGGTAAGGTCAAACACCACTAATCAGCTTGTTTCGAGTAAATTCTTTGTGGATTTTTCCCCGATACGGACTCGTAAAGGTGATTGGACTGACATAATGGAGCGGTTCACAGTTTCTATAAAGGAAATGTAATGATAAACGTAACTGATGCGACAAAAGAAGCATATATGGGAGCGGCTCATATATCCCTTACGATCACGGTACCCGACAGGAACGTTACCTTTACGAATGCCGACCTGGTATCGGAATGCCCGGAGCTGACCGAGAGCATTGAGACAGAGAGAGCGTTGACGTTCAGAGGGTGCATAGCCACGAGGTTCAAGTTTAAGGTAGCGGAGATTGTCACAGATTTAAGGGGCGAGTATGTTGAAGCAAGCATACAAGCTGACGACACCGAGACAATACCGCTTTTTAGTGGGTATATCGAGTCACAGGACAATCTGACACATGAGGATATACTGACAGAATTTACCTGTTATGATGCGCTTTACTCAAAAGGTGAGCGTGATATGCAATCGTGGATAGATTCTCGGACGTTTCCTATGACGGTAAAACAATTCAGAACGGCTTTGTTTGCGGAAATCGGGATCACACAGGAAGAAATCACGCTGATAAACGACTCACAGAGCATAAGTGCGGATTTTAAGACAGCGGTAGATAAACCCTCGGCGAGAGAATTGATGCGGTGGGTGTGCCAGATAAACGCAAGGTACGGGCAGATAGGGCGAGATGGAGTTTTCTATTATAGAGAACTTACACCGATTTCAAGAGGCTTATATCCGTCAAACGAGACATACCCGAGCGAGGAAACCTATCCGAGTGCGGAGAGCGCAGGTATCATATTAAGCCCGTCCGACTATCAAAAACTAAAATACGAGCCTTATGAGACAGCCAAAATAACAAAGGTCGTAATAGTTGATAAGGACGGAGTAGAGCGTGGTTCATCGGGTAGCGGTACAAATATCTTCGTGATAAAGGATAACCCGATAGCTTATTGCGTGAATATGGCGCAGGCGGCAAGGTCGATTCTGGCAAAGATAGACCGACTTAATTTTGACCCCGTAATAAGTCTTGAAACTGTTGGATTGCCGTGGATAGAGTGCGGTGATGCGATTATGGCTTACACAAGGCTTAACACGGTCAGAGCTTTCGTGCTGTCGAGGACACTTAAGGGAATCCAAGCCTTGAGTGATAGCTTTTCAGCAGACACAGACCAATATCAGCCGATATACAAGCCTACGGTACAGACGCAGATAAGCCAGACGAACACGGCACTTGCGCAGACTAACAGCAATGTTACGAGCGTGAATAACAGGGTTTCAACAGTTGACAGTAGAGTAACAACGGTTGACAGCAGAGTAACGGGAGTACAAGGTCAAGTAACGCAGTTGGGTACGGTGGTAGCGCAGAAAGCCAATATCACGGATTTAAACGCTACAAACGCCACAGTTCAAAACCTAAATGCAACAAAAGCAAATGTATCAGATTTAAACGCTACTAATGCGGCTGTTCAGAGTTTAAATGCAAACAAGGCAAGCATAGCACAGTTAAATGCTACAAACGCAAGAATAAACACTTTATCGGCAAAAGCAATAACGACCGATAACCTTATGACAAACATAGCACAGGCGAGTTTGTTAAGCACAAATGCGGTTAATGCGAAAAGCATTTTTCTGTCGAATCAGTTTTATTTCAATCAGCATTATGGATCGTGGAAAAGTGCTTCTGTAAGGCTTTCAAACGGTGGAACACAGACCATTTATTATCTTGGCTATTCATAAAGGAGGATGACAATGTTAAAAGATTTCGGAAATATATTTGCAAATTCAAAGGAGAACTTTGCAGAAATCGAGAGAGCATTAAACGACAACGGCTTTGAGATAGCGCACGACACCGAGACAAGCGGTGTAATCGTTAAAGAAGTCGCAACCCTTAACGGAGAGGACGAAGATGCTGAATCGTGACATTCGCAGACTTGAAGAAGAGCTTATAGAGGTGCTTAATGCTTCCCCAGTTATGATTGAGACGAAACGATATGTTCTGTTGTCGGTCTTACGACTTGTGGAAAAGGAAGCAGACAAAGCAATCATAGCAGAGAACACTCCTATAATTGAGAAAGGGGAAGAAAATGCAGAAAGCACATGACGCGAGTAAGAATGATTGGTGGCGAAACCTACCAGACATAACGACTCCGATAACACAGGACGAGCTGAACCGACTTGAGACAACTGTTGATGTTATCGACGATAGAGTAGTAGCTTTTGACCTTTCAAAAGCAAATCAGAGCGACTTATTACAAAGCATAAGGGGAATAACCTACAATACAGAGACGGGTGTATGGGTATTTACTTGGTGGAATGGAAGCACCTTAACAGTAGACCAAAACATTGAGAAGATACCCGTATCGTTTTCAATGAGTCCGCAGGGTGTTATTACAATGACTACCGAGGATGGGACTCAATACACTTGCGATATTGCGACTCTTATTAAGACCTATTCGTTCCTTGATTCAGCTACCATTGATTTTACGGACACAGTAGATTCTGACGGAAACCATACCATTACGGCAGATATAAAAGACGGTTCTATTACGGGAGAAAAATTACAGCCGAACTATCTTGCTGATTGTGTATTGGCAAAGCAAGGTGCAGAGTCGGCAGAGGCAAACGCACAAACATCCGAAGAAACTGCCTTAACACATCAATACAATGCAGAAGCGTGGGCAAAGGGTACAAAGAATAACGTTCCCGTTACTCCCACAGATGCACAGTACCACGACAACGCTTGGTATTGGGCACAACAGGCGAGAGCAATCGTTGGCGATAAGGTTGATTCGTTTAACGGAAGAATCGGAACGGTAGTCGCAGAGGATGGCGATTATGAAAGTGAAATGATCGTTCCTACAAGCGCACAAGTCGGTCAAGTCCCCGTTGTGCGAAATGTTGGTACGGGACAGAACGTAAAACTCCGCTATGTCAATGAAGATTATCAGAGCGGAATATTACCTCATATTATTATAACGTCTGATACGGGTTCGACAGTAACGCTAACTAAAGGAACTAATGTTATTTACGCAAGTGAGACCTCAACGGGACGTTTTGAAGCTGATGTAACCGAGTTTGGTACATGGACAATAGATTCCGTATTATCTGGGGACGATGCGCAGGCAAGCCTTACCGTTGATACGGTAACGATATACACCGTGGATGTTTCGCATTTTTCCGCAAGTATTACGGTTACATATCCCGCAGGTGCGACTTGTTCATGTGCCAAGAGTGGAGAATCGCCGACTTATGCGACCACCAACCCTTATACGTTTGTTGTTCATAGCACTGGAACTTATACCATAACAGCGACAGACGGAACGGCAACGGCAACAGATACCGTAACTATAACCACAAGTGGGCAGACGGAGAGCGTAACGCTTTCATTCGTTCCGGAGGGTTCGACAGTGTTACCCACGGACGATGTTCAGCTATTGCTACATTGTGCAGGAATATGGGATAAAAGCTATACTACGATTTCGGAACTGTTAGCAGATAGCACTTCGCTTTCAACAGTTGCGGCTTCAAACAATGCGATTGATTACTTGGTAAGAAGTACAACCTTTGCGAGTGACGTAACGGCAGACAGTACGGCTATGTCCTATATCGGCTTGAATAATTACGCTTCAAACACTTTGATTGATGATTCAACATGGCTAACAGCAATAGCAGAAAGCGCATATATTGAATCTATAATGAATGTCAAAGTGCCGACAATGACAAGCGCAACAGCACCGAGTGGGCAAGCGTTTGCGTCATCCGAGTATTCTTCGAACTATGGTTGGAAAGTGTTCGATAATAACGATACGACATATTGGAACCCCACGCAAAATGCTGTTAATAACTACATAGGCTACACATTTACATCGGCGAAAACAATCAAATGTGCAAGAGTATACGCACAAGGCAACTCGGATACGGGAAGAACCTTTACTATTCAAGCAACAAGTAATAATACTTGGGATACAAATTTGGGAACTTTAACAATCCCCAAAAGCACCGCGAATCTTACATATAATGTTGCTTTAGAAAATGATACGGCATTTACTTCGTATAGGTTTTTCTGTGCTGATAAGTTATATGTTGCTTCAAATTATATGTTTAGAGCCTATACCATACAATTCTACGGTAGGGAGGATGTCTAATGGATATAGAAACAAGACTTACGAATCTCGAAAATCTCGTTAATGCCTTAATCAAGCGCATAGACAACGACAAGTATTATTCTGACGCAGACACGGCAGGCATAAGACAGAGCGTTGCAAACGTTACTCCCTACACGGAAAGCAAGACCGCTTACATTGACGATACGGAAGTGGTCTTTGACAATGTGCCTTGTGGAAATGTTTTAGTTTATGTAGATACAGCTATAAAAGATTGGCAAAGAACAGCAAATGGCTTAATCGTATTGTTTGCCGAACCATTAAAGAAAGCAACAACAGTAACCATATCAATATCATAAAGGAGAAAAGCTATGTTTAATTCTTTTAGAATTACAGTATTCACAATCAATCATCAAGGTGGAGAAGCTGAAACCACCACAAGAATTGAGGATGAGCAGACAGCCGTTCTGAAATTCCATTCCGAGTGCGATAAGTACGGGTCAAACAAGCAGACCGCATATTGCACAGTAAAACTGTTTGACAAGAGTGGTGGACAGCTTCGTACAGAGAGCTTTTCACAGCCCGCACCCGTTGAAGAGTAATGTGGGAATTGATTGCCTTTTATATCCTCATACCTTTTCTAACAATTCCCTTGATGTGGTTTATCCTTATAGGGATAGAATTGGTAGAGGATATAAGGGATGATTTCAAGTAGCCTTCGGGCACACCCACCGAGCCTCTTAACAATGCGTAACATGGTGGGTATTTTGTGAGTTTTTGCAGAAAATAAGCAAAAATCGCATTTAAAGTGTGAGTTTTAAGCATTATGGGAGCAGACGGATGAACGGCATTGACATTAGCGTATATCAAAAGAATATCGATTTATCGCTGGTGGCGTGTGATTTTGTTATCGTCAAAGCAACCGAGGGGAAAACATATAACGATCCATATTTCTTTCAGCACATAGAGAACGCTAAAAAGTTCGGAAAGCTACTCGGATTCTATCACTTTGCCCGCCCAGAGAATAACAATCCGCACGATGAAGTCTTGAACTTCCTTAATTCCGTTAGAGGATATATCGGTGAGGGCATACCCTTCCTTGATTGGGAATCTTCCGGAAAGTACGATGTTGCGTGGGCGAAAGCGTGGCTTGACGAGTTTTATTCCATTACAGGAGTAAAGCCTGTTATCTATATGTCAGAATCCGTCACAAAGACCTACAATTGGAGCAAGGTAGCACCGACTTATCCCTTATGGATTGCACGATATAGGGACTACAATATCGACTACAACTACGATATGACTAATGCCGGAAAATCCCCCGTTCCGAAATATTGGGACACTTACGTTATGTGGCAATGGACTTCCGTAGGCAGACTTGACGGGTACGGCGGTAACCTTGATTGCGACGTATTCTATGGAGAACGAACCGAATGGCTTAAATTATGCGAAAAGGACAGTAAACCTATGAGCGATTACATTGAAGTTTCAAACGGAGTAGAACATTACTCCAAAGCCAAACAGGGCGACTTAACATTTACTATTGACGGAAAGCCCTCAAACTTTAAGGTGAAAGAGTTTGCTTGTCATGATGGCTCAGATGAAATCCTTATTGACGGAAACCTTGTCCGTTATATGCAGAGGGAAAGAGACTTATACGGAAGCACGACAGTTAATTCGGGGTATCGTGATCCCAAATACAATGCTTCTATCCCCGGAGCTTCTGTAAATTCACAGCACGTTAAAGGCAAAGCTGCCGATATAGTGTGCAGAAACGGAAGCCCGTTAGAAGTCGCCATGACAGCCGAAGCTATGGGAATGGGTGGTATCGGTCTTTACAAAGGATTCACTCACATAGATACAAGAGACGATCCTAAAGCACGTTGGGATCAGCGGAGCGGTAGTCCAGTCGGCGTAAAAACATTCTTCAAAACAATTCAATACGGCTCCACAGGCGAATATGTTAAGATAGCCCAACGCAAGCTCGGTGTGAGCGTTGACGGAATATTCGGAAACAACACGAAAAATGCTGTGATTGCTTTCCAGGATAATAAAAACCTTGTTGCGGACGGTATCGTTGGTAAGCTCACATGGACAGAACTTATGAAATGAGGTAAATGAGAAGAATGGCAGAGGAATTAAGAGAAGTGGTAGGTTGGCTTGCATTGTTCGGGGTTCCCGGAGTTTTCACGATGGTAGTGTTCCTTTTTAAAACCGTCATGAAAGCTATCAACAACATTGAAATACTACAAAAGGCACAAAAAGCGCAGATGAGGAGTCAGCTCCTGAATCAGTACGACTCCTATATGGCACAAGGTTATATTGAACCTATCTACCTTGACGATTGGATAAATCAGTATAACGCTTATCATTCTTTAGTAGGTGCGAATGCGGTCCTCGATGCAAGGAAAGAGGATCTGATTCATTTACCTAACCATAAACCCGCAGTTTGAAAAAGAAAGAGAGGTATACTATAATGTTTATTACACTTCCCAATAAGCTCTACGATGTACTTCGCTGGGTGGCGATGTTATTCCTTCCGGCACTTGCTATTCTTGTGCAGACGATCTTCCGGATATGGGGACTCCCTTACGGGAACGAGATTACCGCTTCAATCGTTGCGGTGAATGCTTTCCTGTCGGCAATCCTGGGAATAAGCAGCATAAGTTATCAGAAAAACAAGAAGAACGAAAAATAATTTTTTGTCACGTGACAAGGCAAAAAATAAAAAAAGCCCGAAATATCGGGTTTATAGAAAGCTGATGACGGGAATCGGACTTGTTATCGGTTAAAAGTTAAAAAACATTGAATTATCAACAAACCCCGTAGTTATCAATGCTACGGGGTGTTTTTTTATCGGATTTTTATTCAATTAAATTCACATAATTAAGGGCAATTTATAATATTTTTTGTCACGTGACAAATCTTTGAGAGTTATAAAAGCCCCTCAATGTTTGTTGACATACTCCGCTTCGCTTCCTCGAGATCCATTGCGTGTTTGTAGACTGTATCGAGAATTTGAGTGGTCTTCCAGCCACCGGCTTCTTGAATCTGTTTGTCAGAATATCCGAGCTTGTGCATATAGCTGGCGAAGAAGTGCCGCATCTTGTGGAGTGAGAAGTGCGGTATTCCGAGAGCATTTTGAGCATCTATGAGGTGTTTATAGATTTGTCCCGGAAAGCCATTGAAGACATATCCCTGCTGCCGGATCTTGCTTGCAATGTAGTCGGGGATAACTATGCTCCGAGTGGAGTCAGTCGTCTTTGTGGGCTTAATAACCCATTCTTTGTTTTCATTTTGGACTTTTGCTTTATTGATAATAAGTCGGTTGTCTTCCGTCAGATCGTCAATCGTGAGGGCAAGGATCTCGGATCTCCGTAGGCTCATAGCAGAGAGAAGAATCGGGATCTCATACGGGGAGTCTTTGACGTATGCGAAAATCTTGTGTACTTCTTCTTCGGTTGGAATATATGGCGTCTTCTTTTCCTTTTGCGGTAAGGTTACTTTTCCGGGAGTGATGCCGTAGAACTTCAGAACGGACACAATGAAGCCGTACTGATTGGAGACAGTCTTCGGGGAGTGCTTAAGGGAGAACTCGTTTACTTCTGTTTGCAACATTGCCGTTGTTATCATGTTTATAGGTGTCGCTGATAACTTCTCTGATATGGCTCTTATTTGCCCCGTATAGCCCCGAATTGATGAAGGCGATAAAATATTCGATTTAGACTCAATGTAAGCCTTGCAAGCGGTTTTAAGTGGCATAGACGGAGATACGCGAACTTCCTTCATCTTCTCCGCAAGAAGAAGGTGTGCTTCTCGGTCTTTTGGCTTATGATCTACCGTCACGGAGTATGTTTTTCCTTTTACTGTCTCCCGGATGCGGTAGGAGCCGGAAGGTAGTTTGGTTATATTCATTTTAAACCTCTCATTCGAGCTGCATACGCCAGCATCCTTTTAACTGCTTCCCTATCTGCTTCTGAACTATTTCGATAATTTTCTATAAGTATATGCTCGTCATTAGATAGATTTACCACATTTTGCATTCCGGAAATATTCTCTTGGATGGAAGATAAAACTTCTTTATGCCATTTATCCTGCATTGCTTGATCGAGTCCTATTAAATAAGACGAATCACAGCCGAGAGCTTTGGCATATTTTTGAATAGATCGCATAGAGAGATTGTCATCTCCAGTCTCAATTTTGCATATCGTGGATTTGCTTTTTAAACCCAATCTTTTAGCAAGTTCTTCTTGTGATAGTCCTAATTCTATTCTGACTTCTTTTATTCTTTTTCCTATTCCTGTACTCATAACGTCACCTCCCTGAATCAATATTATAATAAATTGATATATTTTTCAACTTTTTTTGAATTAAGGGTTGCGTTTTATTTCAACTTGTGATATATTGACAACAGTTGGGTAATAACTCAACAACACAACATATTGACGGAAGGAGGATTATTAGATGGTTAACACACAACTTCTTGATGAAAAAATTGAGAAGTCAGGGCTAAAAATCGGCTTTATTGTTGACAAACTCGGAATCTCATGGAATGGCTTTAATAAGAAGAGAACCGGGAAAACACCGTTCAGAGCTGCGGAGATTTACGTTATCGGAGATCTTTTAAGTCTTAATGATGCAGAGAAGGACGAAATTTTTTTTGCAGACAAGGTTGAGTCATAACGAAACGGAGGTGTGAGGGAACAATATGCGACCAACATCGGACACCATCGGACTAAAGATGCGACACTTCAACGACTTTATCCGGTGGAGCATCAAACAGAGGGGAGAGACACAGGAAGGTCTTGCCGATTACCTGGGAGTGAACCGAAGCACAATCAGTTATCGGCTTAACGGAAAAGTTGAATGGACCTTAAAAGACGCTTTCAAAGCGTGTGAGTATTTCGAGACTACATTGGAGGAGGTGACGAAATGAAACTATACAGTAGGAAACTTGAAGTACTTAAGCAAGAAGAACCGGTATTCTTTCGGGGCGACAACAGCGAAGAGAATTATCTTAACTCGGCCCTTTGGCTCTTGTGTGATAAGTTGTTCGGATATAGATTCTCGCCGCTGATAAGCGTAGACGAGATCCCAAGAGATTCTATCGAATATGCACTTAAGGCTTACGACGAAGGATATGACGTAATACTTGCTGACGGAAAACTTCTCGGTTTCAGAAATGGAATGCCCTCATAGTGTTGGAGCACTACAAGGGCGGTTTGGAAAGGATCTAATTAGTATGAACAATTTAATTGACACAACTATTATATCAAAATTCCCCGAAAAAGACAAGGAAATACGGACAAAATGGTGGTATTGGCTGCCGGTTGGAGTTTCGTTCTTGGTTTGCCTTATCGGAATTGCTGTTCTCGGCTTTATAGTTGCCGGTATTCCCGACAGGTTGGAGTATTACGCAGAGCCTGTGGAGCTGAAAGCCGAGCCTATCAAGCAGATTGTTGAGGTTGTTCCGGTAGAGATCGAAGTCATTGAAGAAGATCCCGAACCGATACCGGAGCCGACGGTACACATGACAGACGACGACATTATTGCGGCGGTGGTTATGTCCGAAGCCGGAAACCAAGACCTTCTTGGAAAAACAGCCGTTGCGGCAACCGTCCTTAATCGGGCAGATTACTTCGACATAACGATAGAACAAGTCGTAAATGCTGAAAACGCATACAGTTATCCCTATTACGGTGTAATAACAGCGGAGTGTTATAGAGCCGTAGAGATTGCAAGAGAGAATCGAGATCTGTTTCCGGCAACAATGATGTACTTCCGGAACTCACACTATCACGATTTCGGGATTCCGTATGAGCAAATCGGGGATCACTTCTTTTCATTGATAGAAAGCGAGGGTTAAAAATGACACTTTATGACATTAAGGGCGAATACTTGAGACTGTATGAACTTGCAACAGACGAAGAAGATCCGCAGGCATTCCTTGACACATTGGAGAGCTTAAACGCAGACCTTGCGGAAAAGTCGGCGGGTTATGTTTCCGTAATCAAACAGCTTGATATGGAATCTGACGAATGCGACAAGGTGATTGAAGCCTTTAAGCGTAAGAAGGAAGTCCGTCAGAATAACATCAAGCGCATGAAGGAAGCTCTGCTCGGTGCTATGGATATAGCGGGCTTAATGGAGATCCAGGCAGGTAATTACACGCTTAAGATTGCAAAGAACGGCGGCAAGGCTCCGCTTGAGATCCCTGACGAATCACTTGTCCCGGAGCGGTTTATGAAGATTAAGTACGAGCCGGACAAAGAACTGATCCGCAAGACAATCGAAGATGGCACCGACCTTCCTTTTGCGGAGATCAAGGAACGTGGCAGACATTTAACTATTAAATAGGAGGAAATGAACTATGGCAACGGCAAGCACTAACTTACCAAAGAGCAAAGCTGGGTACGGCTACAAGTACACCGAGCTTGCGCAGATTAACGAGTACCTTGAGTCTATCAAGACTACCTATTATCAGTACATCGAGACGAGCGAGAACGGAGCTGACTATATTTACACGGTCCCGATTGTTGACGGAAAAGAACTTCCGGCAAGAAGGGGCTGTCGTGTGGTGGATGTACCTCTCCAGGGCAAATCAAACGCAGCTCAACAGCAGGGAGCGGCTATCACCTACGCAAGAAGATACTCCCTTCTGATGGCTTTCGGACTTGCGACCGAGGACGACGATGCGGAGTCGCTGACAGTAAGGAACGGCGAAGCGCAGAAGAATGCGGTTGATGTTGGAAAGATTAAGGCAGATTTACTTAAGGAAATGAACAAGCAGAAAGTTGAGCCGGAGACTCTTTGCAAGGTTTACAACGTAAAGACAATCGACGAGTTATCTGTTTCAGCTATGCAGAACGCAATCAAGAACATGGATAAGATCAATCAGAAAGCAGAGGAAATGAAATGAATCACATAATACTCATGGGGAGACTTGTAAAAGATCCCGACGTTAGCTATGCAAACAGCGGTACCACAATAGGCCGCTTCACAATCGCCGTAGACAGACGATTCAAGCGTGAAGGACAGCCCGAAGCTGACTTCTTTAACTGTACGACCTTCGGAAAACAGGCCGAGTTTGTTGAGAAGTATCTGAAAAAGGGGACGAAGATCCTTCTTTCCGGAGAGTTACAGAACAACAACTACACGGACAAGGACGGAGTAGCTCATTATTCCGTAAGCGTGATCGTCAACGAGATCGAGTTTGCCGAAAGCAAGAAGTCACAGACCGAGAACAATTCGGGAGCAGGCAACAAAGATTTTATGAATATTCCGGAAGGTTTAGAAGAGGAGCTGCCGTTTAAATGAATCTGATAATTGATTCGAGAGAACATCGAAGCGAATTAAACAGAATATGTGCGCAGCTTGACTGGCTGGGAGTGAGCTACCTGATAAGCAAGCTCCCCGTCGGGGACTACATGAGCCTTGATAACGCTCGACTTGTCGTAGACCGCAAGCAAAATCTGACGGAACTTTGCTCGAATGTTTGCCAGGATCACGACCGATTCAGACGGGAGATCCAGCGGGCCAATGATAACGGAATCCGCATAATCTTCCTGTGTGAGCACGGAGACGGCATCGAGTGCCTTGAGGATGTCATTTTTTGGGAGAATCCGAGACGGAAAAAGCGAGTCCTTATAAATGGCAAGTGGCAAACGATCGAGACAAAGGCCACGAAGGGCGATACCCTTTACCGGATATTGTGTACCATTCGGGATAAGTACGGAGTCGAGTTTTACTTCTGCCGGAAGAATGAGACAGGTGCTAGGATCGTAGAGCTGTTGGGAGGGGATTATGACAGTTGAAGAAATAAAAGACCGAATATCTGCCGAAGAAATGCTCAACAGGTTTGATGTTCAGGTAAATCGGCATAAAATGGCTCATTGTCCGTTTCACGGAGAGGATAAAAAACCCTCTATGAAGGTCTATCCGAGTCGAGCGCATTGTTTCGCCTGCGGTTTTGACGGAGATATCTTTGCTATATATATGCAGTTTATGAAATGTGACTTTAAAGCAGCGTATAAGGCTCTTGGAGGAGCTTACGAGACAAACACGGATAAAGTATCAAGGGAATTAAAACTTGACGCTTATGCCCGTGAGAAAGCTGAAAAAAAAGCGAAGCAAGAAGCAGAGCATAAATTCTATATTTTACTCCGGCAAGCAATAGAAATGTGCCGACTTGCGGATCAGGCTTGCGAAGTGTTCTCGGATGATTGGAAGTACCTCATAGACCACCGAGATTGGCTCGAATATATTTACGATCTGAAATACATAGAAGAACAGGAGGTAAACGAGATAGATGTTGTTAGAGTATGTCGAGAAGTTAGACGAATCTTCTTTGCTGTCCGATGATCTATTTATTGAGCTTTTCGGCATTAAAGACGAGATCCAGCGTCAGAGGAAGGAAATTGAGCTTGAAGATCGTTCCAAGATACTAAACTGTACTACTAAATTCAAGAAGCTCCTCAAGACCTACAAAGATGCGTACAAAAAGAAGTTAAAGAATCAGCTCCTCGCTCCAGGAACAAACGAAAACATTATTGATTTTGACGATGAAGCCTGCACTTCCTTAAATAGTGGCGAATGGCTGACGGATGAACTCGGCGGGATCTACCGGATGAATGACAGAGGGAGAGATTACGCTTGTTATCATCCTATCTTTCCGGCAGGAATCCTTCGAGGGGCAGAAGATAACTTGTGCAAGACAATACTGTGGTTCCGTGTTCGGGGGGTGTGGACTCGCATCTACATAGATCGGGGAATCCTCGCATCTTCCAATAAGATAGTAAACCTTGCTCAATTCGGGGTGCAGGTCACTTCCGAGAATGCCCGAACCCTTGTTAAGTACATGAACGACATGGAAGCACTCAATGAGGGCAAGATCAGGGAACACGTTTCGACAAGTAAGCTGGGATGGATTGAGGATCAATTTGTCCCGTATCTCTCAAAAGAGATTATCTTCGACAACGATCCCAAACTTATGAGCCTATTCGATAGCATTCACGAAAAGGGTTCCCGTGAGAAATGGTACACACTCGCAAAGAATATCCGAGCCGAAGGACACATAGAGCTTCTTATATATATGGCTGCATCTTTGTCCTCGATATTGGTTAAGCCTTGCGGAGCCTTACCGTTCATTGTCAGCTTGTGGGGAGGTACCGGACTCGGAAAGACGGTTGCTTTAATGCTTGCGACCTCAATTTGGGCAGATCCGTCAGAGGGTGCTTATATGTCAGACGCAAAAGCTACTACTACGGCTATGGAAATCAGGCTTAATACATTGAACAGCCTTCCTTTATGTATTGACGATATGGCACAAATTCAGACACAGGAAGATGATTTCAGCACGATCATATATAGGTGGTGTGCCGGTAAAGGCCGAGACAGATCGAATCAGAATCTCGGTCTAAATCCTCTGACAAAGTGGGCGAATTGCATCCTCACTAACGGAGAACGCAGCTTAACTTCTGAATCAATGCAGGGCGGTGCTTCCAATAGGGTACTTGACGTTGAGATCACGGAGCGAATGTTTAAGAACGGAAATGCTACTTCTAAATCACTCCGAGCGAATTACGGCTTCTGCGGGAAAGAATTTGTGCAGATAGTGCAGAAGATGGGATTCACGGAGATAAATAAACGGTTTGACGAATGGACCGACAGACTAAAAGAAGTCTCCCGTAAGAAGAACGCAGAGAAGGAAGATAAGCAGATTGTTCCGATGGCTCTTATACTTCTTGCTGACGAGATAGCGGAATCTGAACTCTTTAAGGATGGAGTCCGGTTGGATATAGACAAGTGCTTTGAGTACCTAAAGGATAAAAACTCCGTTAGTGAAAACCGACGAGCTTATGACTATCTCCGGGACAAGGTTGTTGAGTATAACTTGAAATTTAACCCCGAAGATCCTGACAATCATTCAGAATGTTGGGGAAAATGGCTTGATGATAAGCATTGTGCAATCATTCCGAGCGTTATGCGTGAGATCTTAACGAAGGGCGGTTATCAGTATAAGACTTTTATATCCTGGGCGACGAGGGAGAAGCTGCTTGACCGATACGACGACAATCATGCCGGAAAACAGATCCAGCTCAATGAGAGACGAGTGCGCTGTATAGTGATAGATTTAAGCGTTGATTATGAGGAAAATGGCGAATTTATCAGCATTACAGACACCGAAGCAAGTGACCTTCCTTTTACTTAATGTTCCACTTGTTCCACTTTATATACGTAGAGTTTTATAAAAAAAGAAAAAAATGAAATATTTTAATTTTTTATTTTTTCTATCGCGCGAGGGAAAGTAGAAGTGGAACATGGAACACCTCAGTGTTTATGCGGGTTTGCGGGAAAGTAGAAGTGGAACATTTTTCAAAAGAAGTGGAACACTAAAGTGGAACACCTACATTTTTTCCATTACAGGAGGTTAAAATGGACGAATTTAAGCAGCTTATGGTTATTCCCTGGGAGCTTGGCAAGTATTATTTTACCAACCTTCCGGAAACAATTGACGATTACAACAAGTTTACAGAGAAGGCGAATGAACTCTTAAAGACACAGAAGGTCGGGACAAAGGAATATACACTCGTTAAAAGAATGCTGTCCGCTGTTAACGATTATTGTGACGAACATTGGAGAGTAACACACCAAGGGGAGCAAATGAGCTTATGGAACAGTTGAGTATAACGCAGCAGATTGAACAGATAAAAGAGGAAATGTGCGACAAGTATTGTCGTTACCCTCAAGATCCTATTCCGGAAGGTAAAGACGAAGATTGGCTCTTTGAGGAAGATAGTCCTTGTAGTAAATGTCCTTTAAACAGATTGTGAGGTGCAAAATGCGGAAAATCAGAGCAATTATCAAACGACCTGACGAAAAGTACGGTCATGTAACAAATATCAGCCCTACGCTTGAGAACTTACAGAAAACAGTCGGAGGGTATATCGAGCCGGTATCGTTTGACGGATGGGTTATCCTTTGCAACGAAAACGGAAAGAACGAAGGACTCCCTTACAACATGAGACTCGGAAACGTGGACGTTCTTGTCGGAACTATCGTCGTACTCGGTACCGAGGGCGAAGAGTTTACAGATTGCCCGGTTGATTTCAAGGTATGGAAGAAGCTCGTTGACAGATGGGAGGGGTAACATGGCACGAAGTAAATCATACATTGTCGGCTTTTGGGATAGATTCGACAGATTATGTATGGAAAGAGACATATCCAAGAGTGAGTTAGCTCGGAGAGTAGGTTGCGAACGTAAGAGCCTGTATTCATGCAGCGGAGCTACACCTCAACCGTTAATACTTGCGAGAATCTGCGTACAGTTGAACGTATCAGCAGACTATCTTCTCGGAATTAAGACCAAATATGAGCCGTTGAATAGGAGCATTGTATGAACTTTGATAACTACGAATGTACCGGACAGCTTTCCTTGACGGATTGCATGAGCTACGAAAACCTATACCCGATACCAAGACTTCAAAAGCGGTGGCTCGACGAGGAAGGATGGACGGATGATTGGCATTATGCCGACAAAGAGACTCCGACAAAAGACGACTACTACCATACCTTTTGGCAAGTACAGCTCCGGAAGGACAAAGAGTACGAATATCGGTACACTTACACGACCGCACTCTTTCACGAAGGTAGTTGGTATCTCTACAATCACACGACGAAGAAATGGCAGCCACCGTTTCCGTGGTACACGATCCTGATCGGGTGGGTGGTAATGCCGGCGGTGTATCAGCGGAGTGAAGCATTTATCAGCACGATCGGAGCTGACATAGATAAAGACAAATACAGGAGGGTAATAAAATGACAGGCAGATGGATAACAGGTCGCTTACCGGAACGCTCCGGAGAATACCTTGTAACAACTCGGACGGGGTGCGTGTGTATCGCCAAGTTTGGCTATGACTTATATAAGCCGCATGGATGGAACGGTAGATTTAAGAATTGCGTGATAGCTTGGCAAGAGCTTCCGAAGGCTTTCAGGAGGGAGTAGTTATGGGATTCAGGATAGAAGATAACTGTGTTGGGCCTTGCCCGATGGGTTGCATACATTGTGGAAGAAGTCATGAACACGTTTATTATTGCGACAGATGCGACACCGAGAATGAGCCACTATATGAAGCAGACAATGGCGACGAGGTATGTTGGGAGTGCTATAAAGATCAGTATTTAAGAAAGATTTGCGACGATTGCGATACCACGAAATGCTCCAACTGTGGTAGCGAAGCCGAAGAAATGTTCAATATAGAGGGAAACGAATGGGTGTGCGAGTCGTGTCTTAAAGATATGGCGGAAAGGGTAGATACGGAATGAAAGGTTATTTTATAGATAGCGACTCAATGAATGAATTGTGGGCAAGATTAATAGAAATAGATTTAGAGAATGTAAACGAAGTGAGGGACGCTTTAGGCTTTACTAAAGGAATACTCTATCCAATAAAGTTAGGAAATTATGAAGAGGTAAAGCCAGAAAGAAAAAAGGAGCAGGAATGACAAATTACGAAGAACTTGAAAAAACAATAGAGACTTTGAACAAATTGGATGAAGTCCCTTGGGAAATGCAACAGACAATATATCTTGGTGCTATTGCACAATTCCTTGCAAAGATAGCAGATGTGTTAGAGCAGAACGGAAAGGAGCAGGAATGATAAAATTGAGAAAATGTCCGTTTTGCGGAGATGACGTACACATTCAATATGAGTCTGATGCAAAAGCATTTTCCGTATGGCATGACAATAAAGAGTGTATATTCATAAATCCACTTTGAATAGATGGAGAAAAAGCAAAATCATTGAGTGATGCCTATGCTTTATGGAATAAACGAGAGCGAGGAATGCAGGGGTTGCCATTACAATGATGGAGAGCCACAGGCAGAGTAAAAAAGTGGAGGTGGAGCCATGACAGAATATAAACCATTAACACCAAGTCTGAGACTTGATATAAATATCGCTTTTGATAAGCAGATCGAGGAACTAAAAACGTGCAAGCCTAACGCATTAGTAAATACGCAGATTGAGGTATTGCGGATGTATAAAGGACTTATTAACGAATTACCTGACGGGTATCCGATACCAATTAAAAAGTGAGGTGACGAAAAATGCGCAAGAAAAAATACAGAATCGGTGAAATCTTAGTTACAAAAGAGGATGTTGAGCTTACATCAGCTATATCAGAGAAAAAGACAATAGTCCGCAAGGGGACTCGAATCATGATTGGTGCTGACAAACTAGCACATCATTTCGGCACTGGTATCATTCAGCCTTTGCAAGATGATGATGAAGTTAGTGGATATGATACTGACGGAATCGCAAAAGCCATAATATATCATCTTGGAGCAATGTTCCCTCTGAAAGAAATGTTCGAGGATTATGACATTGATGACGAAGAATTTAAAAATGAAATCGAGTTTGCTCTGTCTGAATATGCCGGAATGTAAGGAGAAAACAGCATGACAAGAGAAGAAATTATACAAGGCTTGCAGTTTACTATAGATATGTTTTTGTTTGATCCAAATACTGGGGAAACATATACAGAGCCAAGAAATGATATGGACAAAACTACCATTGATGCTTGTAAAGGTGCAAAGATGATTGAGTCACAGGCAGAAAGTGAGGATAAGAATGAAAATAAAAAATAATAGATTTGCAATATTGCCCCACACTTGTAGTAAGTGTGAAAGAACATTTTGGTTAGAACCCTATAAGCATTACAAGATAGAAAGATGGGCATTTACAGGATGTGTGGAGTTTGTAACAAATATCTGCAAGGATTGTGGCGAAAGTATAGATGAGGCAGAAAGTGAGGATAAGGAATGAAACTGACAATTGATATACCCGAAAGAATATATCTAAATGCAAAAGAAGATTTCTTGTGCGGTGGAGATATTCTTGTGAAAGCAATCAAGAACGGCACACCACACGAAACCATCACAGAGTTTGCTGATAGATGCAAAGAGTGCGGGCGAGAGAAAGTGCTTGACAAGATAAGAGCCGAGATAGACGAGAAAATATCTCATTACGAACATTTCTCATCATCAAATACCGCTAATGGCTTGATGATTGCGAAAAAGATTATCGACAAGTATAAGGCAGAAAGGGTAGATACGGAATGAGCAAGTTAGTCACGATCCAGGTCAATGTCCCGATCTGCCCTTCCTGTGGTGGTGGCCTTAAGCACAACCAAATCATGCAGAAGTACCTTTGCCATCATTGCGGGACACGTTTCAAGGTGATCGGCTTCGGACAGGCCGAGCGAGAACTAATATGTGAGGAGGAAATCAAACATGGCACAATGGAAACGTAGTAACCTTCAACCGGGCGACACCGTGAAGCTCCCCGAATCGGTGTTCATTACCGACGGAAAGCGGCTCATATCTTCCCGGTATGTCTCTGAAACGGCAGCAGGCTTACTTATTGAACTCTCTTTCCTTCCGTCTTACTTATCGGAAGAGGTCGCAAGCTATACCTTTAAGACCTTCCTTAATTGGCCGTCTATCTACTGCGGAGCCTTGAAAATCCGTGACGGACAAGGTGAAGAGATCAGAGCGGTGAGGAGGGATGCGGAATGACGGCAAAGGAATATCTACAACGGATCAGATCTGAACGGTTGGAGATCCAACAGTTTGAAGAACGGATAGAAGAACAGCGGTACTCTTTGCTTCCTTCCGGAATCCGATACGACGTTGACAAGGTTCAAACGTCTCCCGATGATCCTATGATGCGAGTATATGCGGAGATAGATAAGCTCGAACGGAAGATAAAAGAACACCTCGAACGACTGACAACACGCTACAATATAGCCATGTCAAACATTCTGCTGCTTGACAAGTCCGAATATAGGCAGGTACTCGCTCTATATTATCTGGGACAAGAACGGCTTACATGGGAAATGGTAGCGGAGAGAATGTCCTTCTCGGAACAGCGAATATATCAGTTACACAATGAAGCAATAGCCGAATTGGAGAAGATCTGGAAAGATTAGAGAGAATTAGAGTAAGGAAAAATGTTATATTTAAGCTGTCCCAAAGGGACAAAGAGCGGAGACACACAAAGCAATGGAGTTTCTGTTCTCACTATACCTCTTCAAAAAATGTCTCCCCGGCTTTTTTTGAAATACCCCCTCCCCCTTCGGCGTGCCTGGATTCGGCTTACCCCGGAGGGGTTTTCAATTGTACCCCCTATGCGTGAAGAAATAACCCGCCCCTTCCGCCCTCAATACGAGGCGAACAAAAAGATAATACTTGCCACTCAGGAACTGTGTGCGATATGTGGACAACCTGTTGATAAGACTCTCAAGAGTCCTGATCCAATGTCGGCAACAATCGACCATATAATTCCAATTGCAAAAGGTGGTCATCCGTCAGATATGGCAAACTTGCAACTCGCACACCGTATGTGCAACCGTGCAAAAGGCACGAAAATAAATCCCGACATACCCAAGATCGAGATAGATCCTAACCGAAACCTTCCGCAAACACTTGATTGGCGAACGGCTTAAGGTATGGGGGGAGAGACCCCTAAACCGGAGACGGCGAGG